CACATCACTCCCCATGCTTGCTTTGTTGCTTCAATGACTCTATGCGCGCTAGAGCATCGCCCTTGATGCCCGCAAACAGCGGGACTTGATCCAGCTCGTTGAGCCTGTGCCAGACGTATTGCTTCCATCCGTCCTGAATTGCTAGGCTGCTGAGGTGCTGGAGCTGCTTTTCGTACTCTGCGCATGTCACTTGCCCGCCTGTTTTTTGGGATTAGCCTTTGCATTCTTCTGCACATCACCCATGTCCACAGCCATCAATGCATGAAACCACTTTGCACCACCCTTTGCAATGTAGTGATCGCGCTCTGCTTGGGTCTTGGGTCGGATGGAAATTGGCTTTGGTCGTTCTTTTTGCATGTCAGTCCTTAAAACAGTGCGTCTTCTAGTGGAGCGGGAGGAGGAGGTGGCGGCACAACTGCGCGGTGTGTTTGGCCGTCTTTGATGTAGTCGCGGAAGGGCCAGTTGGTGGGGCGGTGTGGTGTGTTGCTCATGGTGTGCCTTTCTTGGATGGCTCTTGCGTTTTTGGTACGCAGACGGCGTACCCGCTGCCCAATACGTTCTTGGGGAACGCATCGCGGGCGCGCTCGCATTCCTGAAGCGTCGGGTAGTCGTAAGCACGATGCTGCCCGCATGTGCCGAGCCACATTCCGATGCAAAGTGTCAGGGTGTACATCACGCACCTCCTTGCGCTGCCAGGGCTGCGTCAATAGCTGCATCCAGAGCTTCGTTGATCGGCACCTGACCGCCAGGCCAATACTTCGCCGCCATAGCGTCAAGATCGCAATACCGCAGCAAACGATACCGCTCCGCATCCTTGCGCATCTGCTCATCCACCGCTGGCGCTGCCTGTGGGGCTGCTGGCTGGGGTGTTGTGTAGAGTGGGATTGTGTAGCCGTACATCGGCTGGGCATTCCGTGTGATTTTGACCACTTGTTCTGATTGCAGTCTGGTGTTCGACCGCCACGCAATCCCGGTTGTCCACCCGATAGGCTCCTTCGCCTCCTGCTGGGGTGCTGCCTCAGCAGCGGCCTGCAGCAATGTCCGCATGTCGGTGTAGCAGCGCATGGCCTCCGAGCTGCCCGTAAGTGCCGCCTGAGCCTCAATTTCGTCGGCGCGCTTTCGCCACCAGCCGGGCTGGGCTGGCTGATCTGCTGGGGGCGTGGGGGATGCTGCGAGCATGGCTCTGTGCGTCTCTTCAAGCAGCACGCGCATCTGGGTGCTTGTGCGTCTTCGCTCTCCGGTTTGAACTGCGGCATCAAGGCCAAATTCCTCCGCGGCTTCTTGTATTCTGCGGATCAGGTCGCGCCACCCTTCCGGCACCGCTGGCCCCGCGCTGAGTGCCTGCACCCCGCCTGCGCCCACGGCTTCCAGCTCGGCCTGCAGTTCTGAGATGCGGTCACGCAGGGTGTTCACCAGCCCAAAATCTGGAGCCTTACCCAGCGGCGGCTTCCATTGCTCGCCGCCGTGGTATGCGTATCCCAGTTGCCCCAGTGTGCAGACTGCCGCCACGGTTTCGCTTGTTACAGTGCCGCTTTCTACCCACTCTACAACCAAGTCGTCTGCCAGACTCAGGGCTTTTTCTGTTGCTTCCCCACCCTCGTTTTCTCGCGCTTCCAAAAGCAGCATTGCGTGCTGCAACAACAACTCAGCACTGTAGTCATTGCTTGCAATGCGCTCTTTGATTTCAGCTAGCGTATAGGGCTGCTTGATGTGCGTTGCTTTTTCATTCATGGTTAAATCCCGGTAATGTTGTTCATGCCCTTTGCTCAATTGCTTCGAGCTGCTCACGGATCCTTGCCTCAAGCCGCCGCATTGATGCCTCGTACTGCTGCGCTGAAATCACGCCGCGTTTGCGCCTGGAGTACTGCACCGCAAAGCGGCTTATCTGATTGACGGTGAATAAAACAAACTTGGCTTTGCTTGCTTCGGTCATGGCTTGCTCCATGAAAAAAGCCACCGCGCGGGTGGCCTGGGGTTGGTAGGAACTAGAACGGGATGTCGTCGTCCATGTCGTCAAAGCCGGAAGCGGCGCGCGGGGCGGGTGCTGGGGCCTGCCGTTGCGGTGGTGGCGCTGGGCGCGCGGCAGGTGCTGGTGCTGGTGCGGCATCCTGGCGCGCACCACCCAACTCAACATCCAGAACCCGCGCAACCAACTTCGTGCCGCTACTGCCGTCCTGTTTCTGGAACGTCTGGATGTGCAGTTCATCCAGGGTGAAGCAGTGCAACCCGCCCTTGGTGAGGTACTGCGTCAGCGCCTCGGCGCGCTTGCCCCACAGCGTGGCGTCGATCCACTGCGTGGGGCGCTTGCCGTTCTGGTCGGCCTTCCCGTGGGCATAGGCCAAGGAGAGGTTGGTGACGGGCTCATTGTTGGGCATGTAGCGCAATTCAGCATCGCGCCCGAGGCGCATCATTCCGATCATCTTGGGCATGGTTTTCCTTATGCGGCTTGCAGGGCCTGTTCGTTGTTGGCTGCGATGGCATCGCGCAGCGTGGTTTCGTACTGCTTGACCATGCGTGCGAAAGCCATCAGGTCCGACTCCAGCTTTTCGATGGCGCCTTCATCGCGGTTGATGCGGTGGATGACCATCAGATCCAGGTCGGGGGCCCACAGCACCAGGTCAACCCACTGGCGGCCCAGCAACCAGAGATAGCCCAGGCACTGGTCCATGTAGGCAGACAAGTCGCCATCGGCAACAGCCGTGAACAGGGTATCGCTGCTCACCATGGTCTTGATTTCCAGCACGCCATCGTCATCGATCAGGCCATCTGGGCTCAGGCCGAAAAGGCCGTCTTCGGTGGTGAAGAACCCGACCTCTTCCACCAGATTACCAGTGCGGCGTTCATAGGCAAGGCGGGCCAGCGGCTCCTGCTCTGTGCCGGTACGCATCGCTGCGTTCTGGAACTTGGCCGGGGCGGCGCCTCCGATGCGCTCGCGTGCCGTGTCTTGGGCGTAGGCAATACAGGCCTTGGACGGGCCGCCGCTTTTGAGCTTGTCGCGGCAGTCCTTGAAGCGCGATCCGGTGATGCAGCCCTTGCGCGCGGCCAGCCAGGCTTCGCTGCCTTGTTCGTGGTTGTGGTGGATCATTGCTTGCCCTTTTCATCTGCGGCCTTCGCGGCCTTTTTGAGTGCGTAGCTTTCTGGTTCCAGCGCTGCGCGGTCGGCTGGTGACAGGCTCTTGATGTGCTTGCTGAGCGCAGCCCATCCGCCCATTGCGGCTTCACGCGCTGCGGCCAGCAGGTCCAGTGGAACGACGGCTGCTGGCGGGTTGCCGTCTGTGTCATCGCCGCCTTCGGCCACCCCACAGATAGCTTTCAGGGTGTAGCGCTCCAAGTAGCTCTTGGTGCTGGCGCGCGCCTGTAGGGCGTTCTTTGCGCCTCCTGCGTCAGGTGGCCCGCCCATGCTGACCGACTCGGAATGCCCCCCTACATGCTTGAGCGTGCAGGTGACTTCCAGCCAGTCCTTCTCGTCACGAGTCAGCTTCCAGGCGGTGCTGAGGCCGTGACGGGAGAGCGCCGGGGTCACGGCATCCACCACGTCATGCAGCTCGGCGTACTCCTTGCCGCGCAGCGGGCCGTCTGTGACTTTGCGGCCCTTCACGATGCGCACGTCCTCAGCCTTGAATGCTGCGAACGCCGCGTTGTAGGCCTTCTCGGCTTCCTTGCGTTCCCAACGGTCCTGCAGGTCCATCATCTTTTCGATCTGGGCGAGGTCCGCGCCCTGCGACATGGCCTGCATCATCATGGCGGCCGGCGAGTTTGCTGCGATGGCCCCAGTTTTCTGCACTGCCAGCGGCTGGGCTTGGCGCTCAATGGGCTCCAGGTCCAGCACGGCGGCTTCGGCGGTAGTGGTTGCGTTCATGGTCTTCCTCAGTAGGAAATGGAAATTGCTGGGATGGCCTTCTTGGCGATCAGAGTGACGGCCAGCTTTGCGCATTCCTCGGTCATGCCGCCTTGAACAAATGCGTCCAGTGCGGCGCGGTTGATGGCGGTCTTGTGGGCCTTATCCGCCTCGCGGCGCTCGGCTTCCTTGGCGTCTGATGCAGCCTGGGCGGCCACTCGGCGCTGTTCTTCGGCTACGGCCTCGGCGGCTCTGCGCTCGGCGTCTGCCTTGGCCTGCTGCTCGCGCTGCTGGGCTTCTGCCTTCTCGCGCTCGGCGCGCTCGGCCTGCAGCTTCAGCTCCAGCTCACGGCGCTCGGCTGCAGCGGCTGCGTCGGCCTCGCGCTTGATTGCCGCTTCGCGTTCGGCCTGGGCCTTGGCTTCTGCTTCGCGTTGGGCGCGCTCTGCAGCCTCGCGGGCAATGCGTTCCTCGCGTTCCTTCTGTTCACGGGCGGCGGCCTCTGCGCGCAGCTTGGCGAGTTCGGCCTGTTCGGCTTCGTGCTTCTCACGGGCGGCGATGGCGGCCTGTAGCGCCTCAATGGTCTTTGCCTTGGCGCGGTGGGCCTCAGCCTCGTACTCTTCGAGGTGCTCGCCGATGGCAAGGGCCTCCAGCGCCTCAACACGCTGCTTGAGCGTTGCGGCGTCCACGCCATCGAAGCCCTGGCCAAAGAATTGGATGCGGGTGATGCAGGCCTGATGCTCTGCCTTGCGCGCTTCCTCGGCTTCTTCCCATGCCGTCAGCGGCGCCCGCACTTCGTCTTTCCACTGGTCCAGCAGATCGCGCATCCGCTTGCGTTCGGCGTCGATCTTCTTGGGCACGTCCTTCAGCTCGGCCACCAGATCCTTGCCGATGTTGTCCAGCGCCGTCTTGCCCTTGGCTACCTTGTAGGCGATAGACGCGATGGCATCGCGGCCCTTCTTTGTGGAAACGTCGGGCACGAAGGCATCGAGTTCCTCCTTGATCTTGGCAAGGTACGGGTCCAGGCCCTGGGGCGCCGAGTAAACCTGCAGCGCCGTTTCCTTGGGCGGCAGGGCGATAAGGTCGGTTGTGACTGTGTTCATGTAATCCTCAAATGAATGGATACAGCAGCCCGGCCACAAAGCCGCCCACTGCAAAGATGGCGATTGAAACCGTGGCCCAGAACAGCAGGCTTTCGCCTGGGGTCAGGTCGATGTCGTCGTGGTCGGTCATGGTGTTTGCTCCTGCTTCGCCTTGCGCCAAGCGACGATGTCGTAGGAATGCCCGGATAGCGGCCAGTACCAACCCTCTAAACTACGTGTCCGATATGGCGCGTCGCCTCGGAACCACAACTCGACAAACCCTTCGACCTGTGGCTGCTTGCCCGTGGTGTTGAACGTCCAGTGGCCATCTGTAGGGTCGAGGCGAGGAACACGGGCGTCGGCTGGCCAGTAGTCAGTCCAGCGTATGTCGTGTTGATCGCTATGTTTTTTTGCACGAATAACAACATCGGCCAAGGGCGTGCTTGGAAACGCGGGCCAGCTCCAATCCTCTCCATCCCACCAGCGCCACTCCATCGCGTTAAATGCGATGCTTGCCTCCCACCAGCCGACATGAGGCGGCGGGCCTTTGTGCCACGTGTGCTCCTTCATCGCTGATACCCCGCTACGTATTGCGCTGCAGTGCTTGCGCGCTGTTTCTGCTCTGCCGTCCACAGCTCGGGGCGCTCTGCCTGGGCCTGCTCCAAGGCGTCGGTCAGGCTGGCCTCGGTGGCCTGGGCTGCGTCAATGTCAGACGGCGAGTTGTCGAGGTGGTAGCTGCTGCTGAGCACAAGCGCCAGGACGCCAGCGCCTGCCCAGAATTTGAGGTTTTCGAGTGGGGGGATCATTGGGGTTCTCCTTTCGCCTTTGCCAGGGCTGCGCGGGCTCTGCTGTCGGCGGCTCGTTGCTGGTCATTGAATGGGATGCCATGGGCTTCTAGCGCCTGCCCGAATGCGCTCATGTAGTTCTCCAGCGCTACCAGCAGTTCGTCGGCAGCCTCGCGAACGCGGGCTTTGGCCTTCTGGGAGCTGGTAACGGAGGAGTCCGAAACGGACGGTGGCGCCGCATCGCATCCAACAATGAGCCAAGGCCCCGGCGTGTGATTGATGCTCATCCTTGGTACTCCCATTCGCGTTGCTGCTGCACCTGAATCTGTAGGGCTCGGTGGTAGTTGCCGCTCTCGCGGTGCCGTTGGTGCTCGATGTCGGCGGCCACGCGCTGCGCCTCTACAGGCGGCGTGCCGGGTGCAATGTGCGGCCAGTGCCCGCGCAGGGCCTCTTGCATGACTGGGTGGACGTGGTCCATGTCACGCCTCGCTTTCAACGCCACGCCCTGCGCTCTTTGCCAAGCCAAGCAGCACGTCCTTGTGTGTGCGCCAAAACCGCAGCGCATCGCGGCCATCCATTTCGGCAATGCGCTTGTCGTCGTAGTTCGCCCAGTCGGCCAGCGTGTGAAGCTGGCAGCCGATTTGCATGTGCTCATCGAGGATGGTCACGCCCCAGCGCAGCCCAAACAGTTGGATCGGTGCTTTGTTGATGGCGATGCCATCGCCCCACTTGGCGCCCGCCAGGTAGGCGTCCGTCAGGTAGGCGCCCGTCAGGTTGGCGCCCGCCAGGTTGGCGCCCGTCAGGTTGGCGCCCGCCAGGTAGGCGTCCGTCAGGTAGGCGTCCGTCAGGTTGGCGCCCGTCAGGTTGGCGTACGCCAGGTTGGCGCCCGCCAGGTTGGCGTCCGTCAGGTTGGCGCCCGTCAGGTTGGCGCCCGTCAGGTTGGCGCCCGTCAGGTTGGCGCCCGCCAGGTAGGCGTCCGTCAGGTTGGCGCCCATCAGGTTGGCGTACGTCAGGTAGGCGTCCGTCAGGTTGGCGCCCGTCAGGTTGGCGCGCGAAGCAACCGCTTTCTCCAGCGCGTGGCGCATGTGCAGGCCGCTTTCTAGTCCTTCGGGCGCCTCGCACTCAAACAGCACGCGGCTGCTGTATCGGGAAACAATTCGGATGGTGGTGTCATTGCTCACGGGGTGCTCCTAATGGGCGTAAAAAAGCCCACTCACTGGCGGGCCGTTGGTGAAGAAAAACCGCCTGCCCCGTGGGGCGTGCAAGCAAACAAGGAGAGGGAGGGTAGTTGCGCTGCTTGCTGCAGTGGGAAAACTAAGTGTTCATGTGGGCGGGCTGGGCTTGATTCCAGCTTGATAGAGGCAGTGCACATCTCTATCCCTTGACAGGTTACGTCCGGCCTGCGTATGTTTGTCAATCACCTTCGCAGTAAGCTGTTCACAGTCATGACTCTGTGCAACCTAACCCTTTTTTCTGCATCGTGATTCAGCGTGTCCTTCCACGCCGCCGCCCACATGAACACTCACATAAAGGTGCAGGGCTTCCACCTGCTGCGCACACGGCCGGGAATCCCCAACCCGCTCTTGATGGTGGCCGGGCTACCTTCACGGCTACGTACTGAAGCCACTCCCACCCTTACGGGCTGTGGCAACTTTGAACGGGCTGGGTACTAGCCAGCCGGATCCAGTCATGCGGCACCATCACATCAGGGGGCAGGGCTTGATACCTGCTCCAGCGGCTTCGTTCATCGCTACGCGACTACCTGCCTCTGCTACAGCTTCGCGTGTCCATCTACGCCGCCCCTGATGTGATGGCCCCAGCCTTTAACGTCGCTGGGATGGACGGATGGTGGCAACGAATCGAACATTGCCTCACCTGTTTGCTACAAGTCGCAGTAAGCCCGCGCACACCACCGCGAATCGCGTGCGCGTATTCCTGCTAGCTTTGCCACTAAGCTACACCATCAAGGGTGACGACTGACCGGGGCATCCTTGGCTTTCGCCGCACCTGTCAATCCGGCTGACAGTCGTCACTCTTGATGGCCCCGGTATATCCGGGGAGGTGGTTTGTTCTGCTCTATTGGTGGTGGGGCTAGCCCCGGCTGAATGCCTGTGCGCGCGTCACAAGGCCTGCGCGCTTTGCCCCACTCTTGATTTTCTTGAGTTTCGCTTGCGCATCGGCTAGCGTTATCTCGCCACTGTCCACGCGATCCATGAGCGCCCGTCGAACATCCATGCTGTCCGCGACTTTGCCGCTTGCCTCGGCATCTTTGACGGCCTTACGCTTTTCAAGCGAAGCCTCAAAACGAGTTCGTGTCATCACTCTCTCCTTAGTTGAAATCAGTGGATCTATCAGGCAAGTACATGCCGTGCTGCTTGCAGAAGTCACAAACCTCGTCCACGTTTGCATCCTTGAGCACGACCTGGCCCGCAGGGTCTTTCACGGTGCGCCGCTGTGAGTTCGGAAACTGCGGGTCTTTGTGCAGCGTGTATCCATGGCGCGCTAGTGCGCCGTTCGGGCTGTTGGGGTGGGGTTGCATATCTGCTCCTTGAAAACCACAGGGCTCACGTAAAGCCCTGTGGTTTTGCCCCGCGTTGGCAGGGCTTGAGGAATTAGCCGGAGCCGGAGCCGTCGCCGGAGCCGGAGCCGTAGCCGTAGCCGGAGCCGTCGCCGTAGCCGTCGCCGGAGCCGGAGCCGGAGCCGGAGCCGGAGCCGGAGCCGTCGCCGGAGCCGGAGCCGTAGCCGTAGCCGGAGCCGTCGCCGTAGCCGGAGCCGTCGCCGTCGCCGTCGCCGGAGCCGGAGCCGTAGCCGGAGCCGTCGCCGGAGCCGTAGCCGGAGCCGGAGCCGGAGCGGAACGCATGCTTAGGCATTGATGCTCTCCTTTGCTTTTTTGGTGCATGGGATCAGTTCGCAGACCCCAGTCAAATAGATGATTGGGTTGTTCACATCAACTTTGCACTCACTGGTTTTGATGCCGTGCTGTGCGACACCGGACAGTGCGATGCCATCTTGTGCTTTCCACGACCACAGGCGGCGCGAGTCACGTAGCACGACGTTTTCGCCATCCACGCCTTCCACCACCCCAGCATGTACACCCGCCGAATAGCAGCGTGCAATGCAGTACTCGCCGATGACTGGGTTTACTGGTTTGGCCGTGGGTTGCTGGCCAGCGAACATGGCCGCGATTTGTTTCAGTTCGCCAAAAGTCAGGTTGTCGATGCTCATCAGTTGCTCCTTGGTTGAAAACCAAAGCCCTGCACGCAAGGCTCTGGTTTTGCCCCTGTTGCCAAGGGCCTGCGCCACCCACCCAGGCAGCTAGCGTTTTCTGTTCTCGGGTGCCACCCTCATCAAGCCTTTCCACCGTCTTGCTGGTGCCGGGGTGGCCTGCGTTGCCGCTTCGCCCCTTCGCGCCGTTGATCACTGCTGCGATGGGATGAACTGTATAGACCTTCCAAAACCATATCCAGTGAAAAAAAACTATCGGCACGATAGTTAAAAGTCATCGCGCCATTCAGCACAAAGATTGAAAATTCGTGCATGGAAACAATCACCTTCAACACTGTCAGATTTGAAAAAGTCGCAGACGGTTTAAAGATCATCCACATCAAGACTGGAGGCAGCATTGTGCTATCTGCGGCCCAGGTTGAGAAGTGGGCAATTGTGCAACTGAGGAAGCTTTTCACATGAACTCCCCCACCCCCAAACAGCTACGCGACCTAGCAGCAGCAAGAGAAGCCAGCATTGCCGCCCAGGCCAAGGCAAAGCAAGAGAACGCAAAGGAAACGAAATGAGGCTATACGTTCGAATCAAAGGCGAAGAAGAAACCGCAGTGTTTGAAAGTGACCATCCTAATTTTTCCATGGCTCAAGTTGAGGTAGCCCTAGCGCTTGCTCAAGAGGGTTGCATGGAATGGGGGCCAATCTTGGCAGTGATCGAAGGGGGAAAGAAATGAGCCTGTGGAACCCATCAAAGCCCCTGAATCAGCCCCCAAACTTTGGCCGGGTAGGTGCCGTCACTGTAAACGAAGCCAAGCCCATCACGCCAGCAGAGCAGACAGCTATCAATGCAATGTATGACTCACAAAGCGGACGCAGGGACAGGTGCTATGCAACAGCGTTTGATCGCAGCACGAAAGGATCGAGATGAATCAAGAACTTCCGATGGACTTCAAGAACGATATGGCAAACATCATGCGCAGCGAGCTCCGAACTAGCGATGAAATATCGGCTGCTCCGCTTAACGAACGCTGGTGGAGTTCGGAGGCTAGTTGTTGGGTAAACGCGCCAGAAGGCAGTGTAGATGCCGCAATTGAGCTAGAGCGTGCGCGCTGCATTTCCGCAGTAAGCAAAGCTCTTGCAGACTGGCCCCATGTCCCATCACAAGCGACAACGCGTTTTGCGGAAATGGTGATTGCAAATATTGGAAATATGAAATGAATCAAACGAACCGCAGCACCGGGACCGTAGCTGACTACCTGCGCTGCATCTCAGAAGGCCGTGGCCTTATGTCAATCGGCGCACAGTATGGGGTAAGTCATGCTGCTGTGTACAAAGCCTTGCAGGGGCAGCGAAGCGAAGTAATTTCCGCAGTCAATGAGGTATCCGGGAAATGAGTATTTCACTTATGAGTCTTGTGTGGCAGACCGGACTTCCATTAAATCAAAAAGCGGCCTTGCTTGCTCTCGCGGATTGGGCAAATGATCGGGGCGGCAGCATCCACCCATCCATCTACACCATATCAGAGCGGCTGACCTGCAGCGAGCGCACTGCTCAGCGCCTTCTGAAAGAGCTTGTCGAGCAGGGGTGGTTAGCTGTGGTCGGAAATCCATTTGGCGGAGCCAGGGGCGCAACGAGGCGCTATTGCATCAACGTTCCCAAGTTGCGTGAAATAGCCACACTTGAAGAGGGCCGCCGCGCCTCTGAGCGAGCCATGATGCGCCAAAGAAATGAAGAGGACGATGCGGAATTCGGCCTTTTCCAGACGGGTGACAAATTGACGGGGGTGGATGCGGAAGCGACGGGTGACAATCTGTCACGGGTGACAAATCAGGTATTGACGGGTGACAAATCAGGTAGTGTAGGGGTGACAAATCAGGTAAGCAGGGGTGACACCAGTGTCACCCAATACACCATAGATCCACCAATAGAACCACCAAAGAACCATTTGCAGTCGGCTATGCCGCCAGCCCTTGAGCTAGTGACTGACGTTATCGCAAAACCAGTCAAGTCTTCGGTGAGTAGAAAGCCGAGCGCCGAAGAAACAGCGCTGCAAGGTGCTTGCCGGGAGACATGGGCGGCCTACTCGTCGGCATACGTTCAGCGCTACGGGATTGCCCCGGTTCGCAATCAACAGGTCAACGCAAAGGTCAAGGCGTTTGTGCAGCGCATCGGCTATGCGGAGGCACCAGGGGTGGCTCGGTTCTATGTGGAGCGAGTAAGTGAGCGTTTCGTGGTCGGCAAATGCCACGATGTTGGATTGCTGCTGAGTGGGGCTGAAGGTTACAGAACTCAATGGGCCACAGGCCAAGCGATGACCAGCACCAGGGCTCAGCAGGCTGATAAATCACAAGCGAACTACGACGCCGCCGCAGAGGCGATGGCTTTGATTCGCGCGCGCAGAGGAGTTACCAATGCTGAATGAAAACGATATGAATTGGCTGGTGCAGCAGATTGTCGGAACGTCCGAATTGCTTGGGCAGGAAATCAAACCGACAGCAGCGGCGATGCTGGCAGAGGATCTGGCAGGCTACCCGCGCGAGGTTCTAACCAAGGCATTTGCCCGCGTCCGCACCGAACACACTGGCAGGCTCACGCCAAAAGCTATCCTAGACCGCATTGATGAGGCCATGGGGCGCCCATCGGCGAATGAGGCATGGGCTATGGCCCTAAATGCGTTGGACGAGCGTAATACGGTTGTGTGGACCGATGAGATGTCGAAAGCGTGGGAGGTTGCAAGCGCGCTTGCGGCAAATCGCGACATGATTGGTGCGCGCATGGCCTTTATTGGCGCTTATGAAAGGCTTGTTCGAACGGCCCGCGAGGAAAGAAAGCTGCCGAACGTGACGGTTTCCATCGGCTGGAATGCAGAGATGCGCGGCCCAGCTTTGGAGAAGGCTGTCCAACTCGGGTACTTGCCTCAAGAGCGCGCGCGCGAACTAATGCCCACGCTTGAATGCAACCCAGGATTTAACCCCGTCGCGCTTTTGACTGGCAATGTCATCGCCGCGAAAGATGCGCCGCAGGAGATACGTGAAAGGCTTGCAAAGTTGCGCGCCGACCTGGCAAGCTCCGATGAGCGCAGAAGGGTTGAGGCGGAGCGCCGCGCGTGTGGGGCTCGGGCTGAAATTGCGGCAAGAAAAGCTGAGACGCAAAGACGCGTTGATGCTGCTATGGCGCCAAAAGAATGGGGTGTCGCATGACCCGCGCTGATGCACTGAGAAAGCTCCTAGCCCATGGAGGGCTCTACCACGACGAAATCTACGCAATCATGGGCGGAGATAGGGAGCAGGTATTGCAGGCCATGCAGGAGCTTGCGAAGGCTGGAGAGATTCAGCCAGTCAACCCGGCCAGAACGCGCCAGAAATACACACTCAAGACCAATCCACGGCACATCGCAATGCCAAGGACGCAATGCAAAACCGCCTTGATTGGCAGTCCCTGGAATTGAATACCCAATGCAAAACATGCTGAAACTTGAACAAATCAAAGCCCGCTGCATAGAAGTAGGAGACTGCTGGGAATGGCAAGGATGCCTAGACCACACTGCCCCAGTCGTGCGAATGCCATCCGAAGGCGGTAAGTCTGGCAAGCTGGTGCCAGTCCGCCGCCACGTTTTGCAGCTACTTGGCAAGATGAAACCCGGACTGCTTGCATGTGCAAAGTGCGACAACCCACGCTGCGTTGCGCCTGAGCATGCCGTGGCAATGACTCGAGCACAACTGCAAGCGAGAACAGGAAAGAAAGGATATTCAGGCGAAATCACCCGCCGCGCCAAAATTTCCGCATCCAGAAGAAAGACCGCAGTTCTCAACATGGAGAAGGTGCAGGAGATGCGCGCCCTGGGGCTTACCAGTCGCGAAGCCGCCAAGAGGTATGGGGTGGGTCAGTATGCCGCCTGGATGGCTTTGTCTGGCCGCTCATGGGTTGACTACAGCACGCCATTCACTGGGCTGTTGGTGATGAAATAAAGTAGCGCAATCTCTGCTTTTGCTATTGACTGCAAAGAATTGAGCGCGCTACAATTGCACTATCAACAACGCAATGGGAATAGCACCATGCACCGCCAAAACGCAGACACAAGCTACACCAGCCCATCATTTGAGCGCCGCTTGAACATCATCACAGCGATTGCTGCTGGTGCATTGCTAGCGATTGGTCTGCTGTACGGCTGGAGTTTGTGAGCAACATTACCGGGATTTAACTATGACTGATAAAGCACAAGACCAAGCGCTGCAGCTTGCAAACGAATACAGGCTATCAATGCCGCAAGGTGTATTTCAGATGTGGGCGGCAGATGTCGTTATCGAACTGCGCCGCCAGCACGCCCGCATTGCAGAGCTTGAGGCCGAACTGAAAGCCGTGGGCGCAGGCGGGGTGCAGGCACTCAGCGCGGGGCCGGAAGATATGGCCAAGGGCGGTGTTGGAAAAAGCGGTTTCGATTACCGCACTGCTGCAGACCTCATAGCCGGACATGCAGTGAGCGCAGCCGCGCTGAGCAAGTTTGTTCAGGAGGCGCGCTGGGCGCACGGGTACAAAGAGTCTTACGCTGCTCAAAACTTGGAATTGCTTCACACGATCGCAACCCGTGATGCAGAGATTGAATTACTCAAAAAAGCGCTGATGGATGCAGAGGCGGCATCCCCCACGCCCCCAGCAGAGCAGCCAGCCCAGCCCGGCGCGGTCTATGCGGAGCTGCCTGAGCCTGCACTGCAATCGACGCAGTGCGACTCGACCATGCGGTACAGCACACTGAGCAGCTTTTCCGCCGACCAAATGCGCGACTTCGCAGACCGCACCCACGCGCTGCGCCAAGCAGCACTGCAAAAGAAGCACAACGACTTTGTGGAAACGATCGGCCTGATGTTGGCCGCCGTTGGCTACAAAGAGGAATACGCGCTCCAGTGGCCCAAGGAAAAAGCTTCGGTCACGTTCAAACGCTGGTTTGACGAGCAGATGCAAGCCGCCCCCAAGGCAGAGCCAGGGGAGCGGTGCCAGCACTGCATCAATCGCTCGGACGGCTTTTATGGGTCTTACGCACCTCCCTGCCCGTATCACGATGATGATGGCAAGCCTCGTGCACAGCCAGCACCCCAGCAGGAGGTGCAGGAGCCTACTGTCGTTGATCTAAAGACGATGGAGCTTGCCGAAAGCGTCGGGCTTATTGGGCCAGCAAGCCGCACTCACGACCTGCACGCAGCAATCCAGCGGTTCCACGATCTGATTTGTACCAACGCCACGATCAAGGCAGCGAAGATGGCCGCTGATGTAATTGCTGCAGTCAAGGCAGAGCCCTTGGCCGTGCCAGAAACCTACCCGCCGTTGCCTATGCAGTTCGCGTGCTCCGGTGTGTTCGTCGTCTACTCTGCAGACCAGATGCGCGCCTATGTTGACGCCGACCGCGCAGCCCGTGCAGCCCTGGTCGCCCCACAGGCAGCGCCAGCGGTGGATGAGCAGATGCGCAAGGATGCGGGGCGGTATCGTTTTCTGCGCGATTGTGACCTTGACTATATGGCAGAGATGTATTGGCCCGATGGTCAAGTCCCGACCAATGAACGGCTTGATGCAGCTATCGACGCAGCCCTGGCAGCGCAAGGAGGCACACCATGAGCAACACACCGCCCCGCCCCACTAACTGGCCCTTCCGCGACTACATCAAAGACGGCCAAACACACCGCGCAGTTGTGCCGCCACCTCCTCCTCCCGCTCCACTAGAAGACGCACTGTTTTAAGGATTGACATGCAAAAAGAACGACCAAAGCCAATTTCCATCCGCCCCAAGACCCAAGCAGAGCGCGATCACTACATTGCAAAGGGTGGAGCAAAGTGGTTCCATGCTTTCATGCTGGCTGACATGGGTGCTGCAAAGAAAGCTGGCAAGGTTGCAGCCGTGAATAAAAAGGAGAGCAAGACATGACTGATCGTGAATTGCTGGAGTTGGCTGCCAAGGCGGCTGGACTGCCTTACACAAAGCCATCAGAAGACTACGACGGGTCATTAGGTTTGGCGGTTGGAACAAACCCAATGCGAACACAACCGTGGGCCCCACTCACCGACGACGGCGACGCGCTGCGCCTGGCGGTCGCGCTGAGCATCTACGTGCAGCCATTCACAGAGAGCGCCCGTCCGTCCGTGTTTTGCAGAGGCTTAAACCACATCGTAACGGAGTGCGTCGAGCATTTTGACGAGCACGACGGGGACGCCGCTGCCGCTACCCGCTACGCCATCGTCCGTGCCGCCGCAGAGATCGGCAAAGCCATGCAGGGGGAGCTGTGACATGCGCAGAGTACGAAAAGCAGCTCCAGCACCTCAGCAGCCTAGCAACTCAGCCAGGGTGGAAACAATACGTCTGGCACAGGCTCAACGAGCTGGATCAAGTCCCGCTGTTTGCGGGCATCAAGGGCGATGCTCTAGCGCGCATAGAGTTATTGAAGCAACAAAGCAAGCATGGGGAGTGATGTG